ATGGAGTCTACTCTATAACTCCTATTCTAAATACTAATTTCAAAATAATAATAAAATGAAAAAGCCAAATATTCAGAAACATTTTCGTGCATACAATCCCATGAAGGGGTTTAACTATGCAAATCGACAAGGACGTAACCTGTTTATGGTAACTTTTGCAGTCTTCGGCTTTGTACTTCTTCTTGCTGCTTTGCTCGATCATTCATTGCTTGCTGCCGGAGGTTCTGGTATATCGCTTGCTTCAATGGCGTTAATCGGTAATATAGACGATGTGTCTGACCGTGATACCCACGGTTCTGACATTTCCTATATCGTCTACCTCGTATCTATCGACCAGCTTGACCGCACTGTTGATTTCCCGCAGCCAAATGCTAATCGTGAGGTTGCTCCAATCAAGCCGAAGCCGGGTGAGAAACCTCATTACTTTGAAGCGCATGATATCCCGACGTTTACAGGTACAACCGAAAAAGGTGATATTACTACTACTGGCGAGAACAATTTCGTAATAATTATGGGTGGTGCCCGTGTGGTGCTCTATAATTTCATAGAAGAGTATAGTGGCGGTAAGTTCATCATCTTCTTTAAGCACATCAAGGAAAAACAATGGTATATCCTCGGTGAGCTTGAGCGTCCTTGCATCCTTGCAAACACAGAGACGAAGGATGACAAGGATGGACGTTATACGACATTCACGTTCAAACGCTCTTCTGTAGATTTGCCCCTTAATTACACTGGCAATCCTGCTATAACGGCATCGGAAACAGTGGATGCTGATGCAACCGAAATAGCTGTAACTGCTTCATCTAATACTTTTGTAATACCAGACGGTACGTCATCTCCTGCTGCAATCACCACAGTGTCCGGACTCTCCAAGAATGATAAGGGACGCTATATTACGCTTATAGGTGCAGGAACTGATAACCCGGCGGTTATATCCGATGGCTCAACTTTCATTCTCGAAGAAGGCGCGACATGGACGGCTAAGGCCGGAGCAACCATCACATTCCGTGTGTTTGACACAACGACGCTCATAGAGGTATCGAGAACAGAGGCATAATTAATAGTATTGGGTGGATTTCCACCCAATACTTAATTCTTAATATATTATAATATGTATAGCGCAAAAGAAAAACTTCATCATTTCCGTCAGTTGTCAAATCCTCATACAGCAGAAGTTGACCTGATATTGCTTCGCTCAAAGAAACCTCAAGAAGATTTCACGCGTTTCGAACTGGCTCCACTTAAGAATGCGGAGGACATTCTGTTTGCCCTGCTTGATGTTGCTTCTCATGACGAGATTGTCCGCAATCGTCGAGAGATGCTGAAAGATAAAGAACATAAGATTCCAGACGAGACTCTGACTCCTTCAGGTGAAAAGGCAACTAATAAAGGAAAGAGCAGTAAAACTCAAACGCCTTCTGGTAAAAAAACAACTGACGAAGGAAAGGACTGTAAAGTTCCGACTCCTCCGGAGAAAAAGAAGACCTCTTCAAAAAAAAAGAAGAAGAATACCCCAAAATAGACTGGGAGAATCTTAATGATGTCGATGTGCAGATGGCGACAGTCATTTATAATGACCGCATCAACACATGGCGCAAAATGAAGCAGCTCGACGAACTGCTGGAGACAAAGCCCACCGCAAAATCTGTAGCAGAAATGGCAGAACTGCGCATTCGCAATCTTCAGGCATTCGGCGAGCTGCAATCGTTCAACGACACAGGCAAGTTCCTCTGCCGGCATCCTATACTCTTTGGACGTTCAGAAGCTGCCAATCTTCAGCAACTACTCAAGAAAGACCCCGCAGAGTTCTTGCGTCAGCATAAGAATGTCCTCGACAACATCAAACGTTATCGTTCTTACCTTAAACGCAGTAACCGTAAGACCTGCCGTGATGTTGACCGAAAGAATCTCGAGCGTCATCAAGAGCGTGAGAGGTTATTCACAATGGTTCTTGAACAACATAACAAATAATAACAATGGAAAACAGTATAAAAGTTTTTAATTTGGGCAATTTACCTACTGCCCCGCTGGACTCTTTTATCGAACTTCAGGAAGACTTCAAAAAACCTGATGCAGACAAGTTATCGAAGTTACAGATGCTTATCATCACTCGTGGCTTCAAGTATTCATTCAAAGTATGGAAAGACCAGAATGGTAAACTATGGATTATCGATGCCCATCAACGTCGCAAGGCTCTGATGAGACTTCGCTCCTATGGTTTCAAAATACCAGAGATACCATACGAGGAAATACAGGCAGCTGACAAGCGAGAAGCAGTAGAGGAAATCGCAGCTTATAACTCAGAATTCGCTCAAAAGAATCCGGACACATTACTTTTCACCAAGTATAACATCAATGGGGATGACCTTGCAAAGTTCAATCTTGGATATGAAGTTAAGCAGACGGATTTTTCTATTAGCGGAGATAAATTGTTCGCTTCCGAGACAGACTCTTCTGAAATCCACGAGGATACTGTTGGTGTCGCCTCTCAAGATGATGCAGAGGTCTTTGCCAAGACTGGTGATATTTTTCGTTTGGGAAACAACAGGCTGATGTGTGGTGATTGTCGCTCCAAGAGCGATGTTACTGCCCTGATGAACGGCAGAACTGCTGATATGATACTCACTGATCCTCCATACAATGTCAACTATGAAGGTGGCTCTCAAGAGAAACTGACCATTCAGAACGACTCAATGGAAAATGACTTATTCCTTCGATTCTTGCAGTCTGTGTTCAACGTGATGTTTGCCATAGTCAAGCCTGGTGGTTCTTTCTATGTTTTCCATGCCGACTCAGAAGGCGAGAACTTCCGTCGAGCTATCAGAGAGGCTGGCTTTAAAATCGCACAGTGTTGTATTTGGGTCAAGGACTCGCTTGTCATGGGACGGCAGGATTATCAATGGCAGCATGAGCCATGCTTGTATGGCTGGAAGCCGGGTGCTGCACATTTCTGGAATGCGGACAGGAAGCAGACTACCATTTGGAATTTTGATAAGCCAAAGGCTAATAGGATTCATCCTACCATGAAACCTATTGCTCTGATGGCATACCCGATAACCAATAGCACTAAGCACGGGGATGTCGTTGTAGATTTATTCTCAGGTTCTGGTTCTACAATCATGGCGTGTCAGCAAACTGACCGTATTGGCTATGGAATGGAGATAGACCCTAAGTATGTTGCAGCGACAGTGCGGAGGTTTATCGCAATGTTTCCACAACAGCCTGTGCTATTAGAACGAGACGGCACGGTTCTATCCGTAGAAGAAACTAAAAAGATTATCCTATGTCAGAATTAATCAAGGATGAGTTAACAGACGAGTATGTAAACCAAGTGAGAACCTTTGGAGCATTGAGCTACACCCCGGAGAGAATTTGCCAACTGCTCGCTCTGAGAAAAGCCAAGCGCATAGCCTTGCTGTATCGTATTAGCATTCCTGGTGATGTTTACTACGAGGCATATCACCAAGGACGTGCGCTTGGTGAGTATAATATTGACGCAGAACTCGCGAAAAAAGCAGAGAAAGGAGAAAATGAAGCTATTACTCTGCTTGAGGAACGCAAGAATGGGCGTGCGGAGAAAGACCTTCGCATGAAATTATTTGGAATATGAAAAGTGAAATAGAGAAGTTAGACTCCATACACCCTGACCTTATATCAACATTCTTGACGAATGGGGAATGTGAGGGTATTCCGCAAGATGTCAAACTGTTTCTTCAGCAGTTGCAATGGTCTGCGGAAATTTTCGAATATGAGCGTAACATAACACGAGCTGCCAAGAAACTGCGACTGCGCATCAATGCTGAGCAACACATCAAGATTGAGGAGCGCACTTGCATGGCGAGAATTTATCAGGCAATCAACTATTTTCAGGTAGATTGCAATGTCCCTATAAAGGTTTGGGAAAGTAATTTCGCCAACAAATATGAGGATTTAGCCAAGTTATGTGCATTAAACCGCGATTACAAAGGCATGAAATCGTGTTATGATGCTGCGCTGGAATGCCGTCGTAGGTCTTCGGAAATAGCGGAAGCGGATAGGGATTTAGGAGTCCTCTTCTTAATTTCACCAGATTTGACTCCGGAGGAACTCGGATTTTCAAAGAAAAACCTCAAAGAAATTGCAGCAAAGCACAACAAAGGATTTTATGTTACACTCATTGATTCGTTGCCCATCGAGGCTAAGGAAAAGAAAAGATTACTTCGTGATGCTGACATTCAAGATGCGGAAATAGTGGAGGAAATACCAAATGACTGACATACAGACAGAAAACAGCGTAATCGATTTTGAGCATTACTACATGAACCATGTTCAGTTGCTGGCTAACATCATTGACCCTAATATGCTCTACGCAGAATGGGCTCGTGCAACCGGTAAGACTGAAGGCGTGATAGTACCACGGCTTATCCGTGTGGCAAACGATATGCCGGGAGAGCTATCCTTCCTCGTACACAAGACCTATGTCGCCCTGATGACTAACGTGTGGCCAAACATTCAAGCTTCATTCTCGCGTCCTGTCATAGTCAACGGTAAACAGCGTGCTATGCTTGAGTATGGAATAGACTATGTAGTAGGAGAATCGAGGCTTCCTTCTCATTTCCGCCGACCACGTTATCCAATAGCCTATGCGAAGCATTCTGTCATATTTCGCAACGGAGCGCATCTACAGCTTGTATCTTCAGATCAGCCGGAGAGTGTCGCAGGTCGAAACGCTGTACACGCATTTGTAGAGGAGATGAAGCATAATAGCGGTGAGAAACTCAAGTCTCGTCTGTTTCCTTCGCTTCGTGGAGGGTCGGCCGAGATACGACGTTCAGCCTATTATGAAGGTGTTACTGGCGTAAGTGATACTGCACGCGTAGACCTCGGTGAGGATGATTGGTTTGAGGAATATGAGAATAAGATGGATAAGCAGCTCATTGAGGAGATTGCCTCCGTGTCGCTCGCTATCAACCAGTCGCTTTATAAACAGTATGCCTTACAACAGGAACTGCGCAATACGAAAAACCCTGTCGTGATGGAGAAGATTCGATTGGAGAACGAACGTCTCAATGCCTTTGTTTCCAGATGGAAACCACGTCTTGCTGATATGCGCCGGAATGCCATCTATTACATCCGGGCGTCATCGTTCTGTAATAAGGACATTCTGGGTCCAAAATTTTTCAAGACTCAGCTTGACACACTCGACATGGACGAGTTCCTCACTGCTATCTGTGCCATACGTCATAAGGAGGTAACTAACAAGTTTTTTACTTCCTATGACCATGAGCAGCATCAGTATAAAGACAGCTACATCTACGACCAGATTTTGAAGCTGAATCTCAAAGACCATTTCACTCTGACTGCACGCTATCTGCGGCATTATGACAAGCGCGAGCCCCTCTATATAGGTTACGACCCCGGAAACTTCCAATCGCTCATTGTCGGTCAGAAAAAAGAGTATGGTCGACGTTTCGATATTATCAAAGAGTTCTGGGCGTATATTCCGGACGACCAGCAGAACCTCGCTCTACAAGTGTTCTCTTTCTTTGGAAATGATGCTGTTAATAAGGTCATACACTTATATCCAGACCGTGCCGGCAACAAGACAAAGGAGGAACTTGAACAGATAACCACCGACTCGTTGACGATGAAGGCAGCTCTTGAGAGCTACGGTTTTTCAGTGTTCCTTTATAATGATGGCGCGTCGACTATATATCACTGGCAACAGTTCCGCCTCTGTCAGTTGCTCTTTGCGGAGAAACTTCCGCAGTTGCCGAAGGTTCGTATCGATGAGAATGAGTGTCCTAATCTTTGCAGTGCAATTCTAATCAGCCCTCTAAAGAAAACGAACGGAAAAATAGAACTTGACAAGTCGAGCGAAAAGAAAGAAGAGCTGAAACGCCGCCCCGGTCTGACAACGCAGCTCCCAAGTGCAATGATATACCTTCTTTATGGTCTGTATTCGGACGTTATCAAGAAAGAATTGAGTTCTTTACCCGATGATTTGCCCGAAAATATTACGATATAACACCCAATAAGTTCCGAAAAACAATATAAAAATAACTCAAAATAGGGCAATAATAGGGCTTATTTACATAGGTAAAAAACTTATATCGCTGAATATCAGACTTTTACGTTCTGAAAAATTAAAAACAATAAAAACAAACGAAGGAAATCAGCACGCACCGCTGACTTTTTGAAATGCGGTGCAACCCCTCGAAGGGTCGGAAATATGACAGAAACTGCACACTTCCGTCCTTTGCCCCGATGTTAAAATTGAGTAATTTCGCAACCTATGGATAAGGCAATCGAGATGGATGGTATAAGCGCAATGCAATGGGCGAGGGAGATTAGTAAGTTGCCTCAAGGCGACTTCACACTATGCTTCTTCCCTTATTCGAGGTCTCAAGGTAAGGCTGGTGAGACACTCGTTGTCAAGGAACATTGCAAGTATCGCACACAGTTACCTCAAGACAGGTTCGCTGTAGACTCTGAGAACTACTTCCTTTTTACTGATAAAGATGGGGAGCCTAAGATGTGCTACCGCATACTCATTAGGTATATGGGCTTTCCACAAGATGGATATAAACTACATAAGATAAATTGGTTATGACTGACAGTATAGACCTTTATGGCAACGTTGGCAACTATATATTAGACGGCAACGTGTTCTCTTTCCAGATTGGAGAGGGACAGAAGGTGTTTAACACACCGGGACTACTTGTGCCGGCCGGTAGACAGTTGCTCTTGCACGAACACCAGTGGCTCAGTGTCAATGGGTATCAGGTGTGTATGCGTGGCATGAATAATGCTCTCTGTGATGAGGTAACACTTGAGATAAAGCAGAACCGTCTCTTGCCTCGACTGTACAGCAAGGAGATAAAGATGCTCTATGGGCATGGTCCATGTGCGTATGTGCAGACTGTGGAGGGTGGCAAGATGAAGCGTGAGTACACTGCATTGCCCGAGTGGGATGACTGGATGAACACATGGCAGGAACGTGGTATGGAATGTACGGCACAGGAGTTTGCTAAAACCAACATTAAAAACTTCTATTATTTTGGAGACTTCTTCTGTAAATGGCGGTTCTCACGTGGCAAGCGGTTAGGCATGATGCCTGTTGCAGGACTGGAGCCGATGGAGAACAAGCATTGCCGACTCGCTACTACAAGGCAGGATGTGGCTTATCAGCAGATTGGCTATGGTGATTTCCATCATATCGCAGTAGGCAGATGGACATACGGTCTTGGCAATTACAAAATATACCCGAAGTTTGCTCTCTCAGAGGTAGACAACTATCAATATGCTGCGGTGTCGCATCATCGGGAAAAATCCGTTGATGAATTTTACGGAGTGAACGAGACCCATCAGGGCGCACGTCCATATATTCAGGGAAGTAACCGCACCGCTAATTACATCAATTCCTTCCTGCGTAATTCTCTTGCGGCCAAGATACACATCATCATTCCAAACGCATGGGTAAGTAGCAAGCGAACTCAACTCATCAAGCTATGTGAGGAGAATAAACTGCTCAAATCCAAGAATAAGAATTTAGTAAAATACAACGGCATAGAGATTGGTACAGAATACCGAGAGTCGTTGCTTGTAGAGTATATGCGTCTTGAACTGCGTAAGATTGGAGATTATCTCAGCGGTGCAGACAATCAGGGCAAGGCTTATTCCTCTATATCGTTTATGGACTCGTCCGGCAATGAGCAACAGTGGAAAATCGAGACTATCGACCTCAAGTATAAGGAATACATCGAAGCGCTCATATCCTACGACAAACGCACAGAGCAAGCACTGTTGTCAAGCGTAGGACTCGATGCTTCTATAACAGCAGTTGATAAGGACGGAGTCATTAGTAAATCGGGTTCAGACTCTTACTACAATTACCTCATATATATAATGTCGCTCACTCCGGAGGACGAGATATGCGCGGAACCATTCAATCTCGCACTAAAACTCAACTTCCCTAACCTCTATAAGCAAGGCTACCGCATTGGTTTCTATCGTGAGGTGCCGCAGAGACAAGAAGACGTATCACCAAAAGACCGACTTAATCAGCAACAGTCATGAACATATTAACGGATATATTTCACGATTTCTCCACCTTCAGCCGATATGCACCAGGTGTCGAGACAAACATGGACTTGGACGACCTGCTGTCTTCCGGACTCACAGCCAAGAAGCGCGTCGAGACAGTTATCAGTACCGCAGTATTTCAAACCATCCTCAAGGAGGACGAGGATTCTCCTCTTTTAGAGGGACTTCGCTCTGCTATGGCTAACAGAACTATGGAGGTTCAGCTCATCTTTGACAGTATCAACCGCCGAAAAAATGATGTTAATGTCTACAAATACGAGCTGGAGGCCATGAAACGCTCCTATATGGAGAATTATTGCAATGCGCTCGACACCATTGTGCAGTTGCTCATGAGCGCAGAGGTTAATCCTGATGACACAACCTCTCCGGCTGCTCTTTGGCGAAAAACCCGATATTTTGGGTTGTTGGATTCGTGCGAGATAAAGTGTATGCAGTACTTCGATATGATTTATCCTATCGATGCGTCCTACCTCTTTTTCTTCCGAACTATTCCCCTTCAGAAGGAAACGCTCGATGAGCTGCTTTCTGTCTATTTTTCTAAACTCAATGAGGATAATACCGAAAGGGTTCGCCCGATGCTGCTCCTTGCCTTAGTCAAGAAAACCATCGCTAAGTCTTTGCGCAGGTTCGATATTCTTGAGTTCCCACCTACAATCAGGAACCTCTTCGACGAGAGCCATGCCAGTCGTTCCGGTAAAGATGAGCATGATGCAGCTCTCTCTCTTGCAGACCGTCTCGATCGAGAGGCAGAGGAACTACTCGCGAATGCCGACACCCTGCTCGATACTGGGCATACAACTGATTTTTGTTCAAACTCCGCATATAACCGTCCCGACGATAATATAATAATGTTACCATGACAGATATAGAGCTTGTATATAAAGGAGAAATCTATCGGATACCAAACCGATGGGATGGTATGACTGACCGACAATATATCCGCCTTGTTGCCGACCTCCTACGGATGGCAGAGGGAAAATTGTCAGCAGGAGAGGTGCGCATCAACTACCTCTGTGATATTATGGGTTGGAAAAAAAGCAAATTCCGCACTGATGAGCAAATCGCCAATCTCGTGGCCATATCTGAGCAGCTCATCTTCCTTTTTCAAATTAACTATCCCGACAACAACGAAGTTCTTGACGGTTTGGATAAGGAAACCTACGATTTATGCCGTCGTGTCGACCCTTACCGTCTGCATCATCCAATTGCCCGGGTTCTGCGTCGTCTGGACTACAGCTATGTCGTGGATTTGTGCTTTTGCCACCAGCTAATTCCTTCAGTACGCATCAAAGAGCGTATTTATAACGGATATTCCATCGACACAGGTTATGGTGTGCTTACCTGCTCACTCACAGCATTGCAGTACATCGAGGCGCGTGAGCTCATCGAGCATGGAGCGGAGTCATTGCCCCTGATGGCTGCCATTCTCTACTATCCGGAGAAGACGTATGATTCCGAAAAAGCCCATTCGCTTGCGCGTGAGTTTGCCGAATTGCCGGCAGAACTGCTTACGGCAATATCATTCAATTTTCAGGCTTTCAACAATTACCTCTTCAGCCGGACATCGTTCTCGCTACTGTCTAAGTTCAAACCAAAGCCCGACCGACCTATCACTACTACAGCTTCAGACGCTCTCTACGATTTGTCGAAGGAGGGACTTGGTGATGCCCGGCAGATAGAGCAGATGAATGTTCTTACTTACTTCAAGGTGCTGCGCAAGCAAACTATTGCGGCAGTACGCGATATGAAGGGATTCGGTTGGGATAAGCTAAAAATAAGTAACGAGGTGGGACTGCCCATTTCTGTAATTGATAAGATAATATGATAAAAGACCAGTTTCTCTATTTTGCCCGGTATCCGTCCAAGAAAGGTGTGCTTGCAATGTTCACCAATGGGTCGAGCGACTTTCCGGGATATAACGACCTTGTAGCCTCACTCAAGGAGCTGCCGGATGTGTCGCGTGTTCCGGAGATAGCCAACTATGTCTACGGACAGTCGTTTGATGAGCTGAAGCAGCGCATCGACAAGCTCGTAGGTTCGTTTCTTTTCGTTGACTACGGAGAGGTCGATATGCTCGGTGATGGCCGTAATTCCTACCTGTGTACTCAGCGTATGGCTGTTACAGTAGCCAATAAAATGCCAAACCGGGCAGATGCTGCCGAGTATATGCTTGCATCCAATGCAACGCTTCGTTTGCTCTCGCAGGTTCACGCATGGCTGCTTGCCGATGCCGAGGCAGGAGATATAGATTGGCTCTCACGTGGTGAACTCGACAAGGCTGAAATAATTCCTTTCGTCGCCACAGAGTTGCACTCTGTCGGATGGACGCTCATGATGTCATGCATCGCTCCCGACACACTCGGAACTCACACACTTCTGCGGTCCTTTGCCAGAAGACTCTGACCACGTATCTTTGCAACATTAATATTAACAACAATGAAAAAATTACCAATGATATCAATCGTATCACTGCCGTTATCCATTGTGGCAGACTTCTCCCGATACATCTTTCAGGATTGGGAGTTCGCCAAGTGGATAGGTATTGCTGTTGCCATTGACACCATTCTCGGTGTCTGGAAGCATCTCCTGCACAAAGATGCGTCCAGCGAGTTCTTTTTTATCCGCTTCGGAAAGAAGATTGCCATCTACATCGTTCTGCTCATCCTTTCCAATGTCCTCGGACACTGCACCGTCAACGGCAGCGTGGTGGGTGCGACGCAATGGATAGGCACTTATCTCTGCGTTTTCATGTTGGTGCGTGAGGGATTCTCCTGTATTGAGAATATCCAAGCCATCTATCCCATATTTCCAACCTCATTCGTCGGTCGGCTTAAAGACTTCAACGAAAAGGGCGAATACTTAAAAAAATCCTGAATTATGGCAACTGCAAATCAGCGTGCTTTTGCACGCGAAATCTACACTGCGGCTCAAAAGGCTACAGACATCGCTCCTGAGTTCGTTACCGCTCAAGCTATTCTCGAGAGTGGATGGGGGCGTTCACGTGTCGGCAAGTACAATCTCTTTGGTATCACCAAAGGGAGCAACTGGACAGGAAAGACGGTCCTGGTACTCACACATGAGTATTTCTCGACTCCAAACCGCAAATTCACTCCTCCGGAGCGTGTGGTTTCTGTATGTAAGTGCAAAACGGGCAACCGTTGGTATTACACGGTCTATCGACTCTTCAAAGATTTCGACTCGCTTTCCGACTGCCTCGCAGAACATACGCGTCTTCTACAGAAGCCCGGATATGCGGATGCGTGGCCATATCGAAAGAATGCTGAGGAGTTTGCGCGTCTCATCTGCGACAATAAAGGAAGCAAATATGCCACCTCTCCCGACTATCTCCGCCAGATGTTGCTCCTGATTAAAAAAGTTCGTTCAATGGTAGTATGAAAAATAATTTTGTTTATATATATGCCGGTATAGTCTCTATCATCAGCATGATATTATTCGTCCGGCTTTTGAAAGACTACTCTGATGCCGGCCGGCTGAAACAGAACCAGTCTCTGCTACTCCACAATGGAGTTGTTGAGATTACCGAAACCGGCACAGGCAACAGTCATGCTTCTACACCGGCACTCACCCTCCGCTCTGATGAATTCAAACTGAGTGGCGACACTCTGACAAAGATTGCCCGGAATGTGGGTATAAAGCCTTCCCGAATATCGGATGCTGCGACTGTGGGCGCTGTTACTCATGCTGATATTGAGGTTCCTGTCAGCCATACGCCGCCGGATACCGTTTTGTATATGATTCCTTCAGACCATCCTCCGGCCGACAGCCTTGTGTGCTTCTCATGGCATGATGCTTGGATGTCGCTCTCCGGATGCGTGTCCGATTCTTTATTCCGGGGTACTATATCCTCTAATGACACGCTCGACATCATTGTTCACCGTGTCCCCAAGAGGTTCCTCTTCTTCCGATTCGGATGCCGCGAGGTGCGTATGGACATCGTCAGCCGAAATCCACACACCAAGCTGACTTATGCTCGACTCTTTAGGTTGATTAAATAGTTTTTTGTTAGTAAAATCTGAGTCTTTGAGCCGCCGCAGTGATTGCGCCGGCTCTTTGTTTTATCTTTTTGTATCACAAGATAAACAATGCTAAACGCTTGATTATAAGCGGTTTATTACTTGTGTATCCCCACTAATAGTGTTAACTTAGCACTACAATTAGAAACAAAGAACAATTAAAAAATAAAGATTATGAACGAGCAAATTCAGATCATTCTCAACGAGAACGGAACAAAAACTTCAAAGATTCAGAAACTTCTCAATCTTGGATTGACACGCAGACAGGTTGCCGACCTCGCTGCAAACGGAAACTACGGTTTTGTGCAAAACGTCTACAAGCGCATGATGCAGGAAATAACCAACACGGCAGCTCAGGCCGCGACAGCCATTGCACCAGCCTTAGACTACACTTTCGACCGCAACTTCGGAATTGAAATCGAAGCCTACAACTGCACACGTGAACGCCTTGCAAGGGAACTCAGAGCGGCAGGGATAAGCGTACAGGTAGAGGGTTACAACCACACCGACCATGCCGACCACTGGAAGCTGGTTACAGACGCAAGCCTTAGCGGAAACAACACTTTCGAGCTGGTAAGCCCTATCCTCCACGGGGAGCAGGGACTTGAGGAACTCGAAAAGGTCTGCTGGGTACTCGACCTCTGCGACGTTAAGGTCAACGACTCCTGCGGATTGCATATCCACATGGATGCTGCGGAGTTCGACCTCTCCACTTGGAAGAACCTCATCATCACCTACAAACGCCTTGAGGGAGTCATCGACCGCTTCATGCCACGCAGCCGGCGCAATAACCGTTACTGCAAGGGCCTCACAGAAATCAGCGAGGCTGCCATAAACGGAGCTTCAAACATCGGAGAGTTGCGCACCGCATTCGACAGGAACCGCTACCACAAGGTCAACCTCGAGGCTTACGCTCGCCACCGCACGGTGGAGTTTCGCCAGCACGGAGGCTCGACAAACTTCACAAAAATGTCTGCTTGGATTCATTTCCTCGCAAAAATGATTACCTTTGCAAAACAGGGCAAGGTGCAGACAGGCACAACCCTTCAGAACATTCCTTTCCTTACCGAAAGTGAGAAACTTTACTTCAGATTGAGAACTAAAAAATTATCAGCATGACAACAACTTACAGGCTGAAGGATGGCGACAGGGTGGTCGCCTCCTCTCCGGCCGACTTTCTCCATCAGCTCCATACCGGCAGCCGTTTCGACTCCGAAGGTACGGACGCAGAATATATGCAACGTTTTGCCAACCGGCTGCAAGAGCTTGACGGCTACCTCGTCAGTACCGAAAGCCCGGAGACTTTCCTTGCCGACCTAATCACCCACGGTTTCGTGTCCGTTGAATAAAAACACAAATGCTCGTTCTTTGCTTGCCGTGGCAGTCTTCGGACTGTTACGGCTTTTTATAGAAATGTTAAAATAGATGCTGGTAGCAAAAAAGTTACCAAAATATTTGGTGATTTGTAACTTTATTGTTACCTTTGTGTCGTCCAATAAGGACAAAGCGAATCTTTAATTTATTGAACAACATGAAGTACAATGAATTGTACCGGAAGTTAAGGAAAGCAGGCTGCTTCCTACTTCAACATGGTGGTCGGCACGACAAATGGATTAACCCTGCCAACGGCAAGGAAACATGGGTCCCCCGACATGGAACTGAGGAGGTCCCGCAGGGAACTCTGAAAACTATCTATCGGCAACTCGGGCTTTAAGCCCGGGTTGCACATCATGGTCATGTTGGGATAAAGAATGGGGTTCGCTTTTTCAGAGACATTTAACACATTAATATATATATATGGCAAAGAAGGTAATAACAGTAGTGGAGTCGGGCAAGGGCTTTTTCTCCTGCTTCATGTCTAAGGATTCTGATGACATTGGAGTTGGCATAAACGGTTACGGAAAGACTGTCAGGGCTGCCATCGATGATTTTAAGCTCTGTATCGACGAGGCGAGGGCTGATTTTGAGGAGAACGGCAAGGTGTTCCCGGATATAGAGATTCGTTTCATCTTCGACGTGGGAGCATTCTTTGACTACTATCCTCTGTCCATAACAGCATTTGCCAAATACATCGGTATGAATCCCTCACTGCTCCGCCAATATGTCTCAGGAGTTAAGATTCCTAAAGGCAAGAGCCTTGAAAAGATAAGGCAGGGCATTAAGATGGTAAAAGGAGATATTGATGCGGGGTTGCTGATAGACAAGCCTGTCCTGCAATACGTATAATAACGACAGCCACCATGTTGGTTGTATATCATGTTTTTAATAACAATTTAAGATTCGCTATGTCTCCCCGTCGCTGTGAAGCGATGGGGAACTTTTTTATCCCCACGACGTACACTTTTTTACGTGAAATCAAATAAAATACTTTGCGAAACGCAATAAATTACCTATCTTTGCACCCAGAAACAATACTATTAATTATGAAATCCCCAGAGCAGATAGATAAGATTAAGGCTGTGGTGCTGTATATACTACAGCACTTCAAGGACGGTGTTGACTACATCAAACTGTTCAAAATCATGTATTTTGCACAAAGGGAGTATCTTGCAACATACGGACTCACCATTGTCGAGGATACATTCAAAGCAAGGCAGCTCGGCCCGGTGCCGGCACTCACATACAAGGTGCTGAAGACTGTCGAGAATGGAGATGACCTTGCCGACCTTCATGATTTTGTGAAATCCGTTACTGTCGATGAGAACCAGATTGTACGTGCTAAGGCAGAGCCGGACATGGACTATATTGCCGACATGGAGCGTCTGGAACTCGACAAGACCATCGCACAGTATAAGGATATGGACTCAAAGGAGCTTTCAGAGCTTTCACACGACGATGCATACAAGGCTGTCTGTGAGCGTATGAACGATGACCCACAGAAAGATATGCTCACACTCATCGATATCGCTCGTGCTGGAGGTGCATCTGAGGACATGGTTGAGTATATTCGCGAGATGCAGATAATTAATGAGGTGCTTGCTTGCTGATGGAATATTTTAAGGATAAGTTAGCACAAGTGAAGGCTCAGATCCAGCGGCAGACCGTCATTAAGTCCGATACCGTTCTCAACGTTGGGGATATTGTTAAACAGAGAATGGACAGGAATGACGGACTCGCACTAAAGAATGAATATAAAGACCGTAGGAAGTTTTTTGTTATAGTAGGTAAGAACTCTAAGGGAGATGCAATAGGTCTGTGCCTTATCAATTCAGACTTGGATTTCTACAAAAACACTCCGGCAATGCAACCTTTCCAGTATATTCTTAAATATGACAACTACAAGACTGTTTTGGAGAAGGACAGCAGACTCGATTGCGCAAAGCTATTCCCCATGAAGACAAGGAAGAGTGTGGCGGTTAAGGCAGAACTCGTAGGACACCTCATACCAGAAGACGAGGCAAACGTGCTGAAGCTCGTAGCTGACTGCGGATTCATCAACGCACACATGAAAAAAGTCTATAGAATAGGTCAAATATGAAAAAATTATTATTTACTTTGATGCTTTTTGTAAGCACTATCTCCTGTTTCGCTCAGGAGAAACACGATGCCTATTGTGAGATTGTAGGTACAACAAAACTTCTCAGCACGAAAGTTACTGTAGAGGTCGATTTCGGACAGTCAGCTTGGGCAGATGCCCATCTCTACAATGAAACAGGCAAGAAGATTGCTTTCAACTCGATGATGGATGCCCTTAACTACATGGGTAAACGAGGTTGGAAACTGACACAGACCTATGCCCTCACCTGTGGCAGCTCCAATGTTTACCATTATGTATTGGTGAAGCAAGTAGAGAAGGACGAGGAAATTACTGAAGGATTTAATTTGAAAAAGAAGTAAGGTGAAGACGGACTGTTTGATTAGTCTTTTTTACTCACGTAAAAATAATCCCGAAATCTCTTGCAGGTTTCGGGATTATTATTTATGCGCTATTTTCTTGTTTTTTGTTGATAGTGTAATTTTTTACACTAAAAATTTGGTTAATACGAAAATTTACACTATCTTTGTATTGTCAAACATAAAGAGTTACAAATATGCAAAAAGAAATTACAGAACAAGAAAATGACCTCATTGAGGCAATTCGAAATTATCAAAATTCATTTCACAACAAAAGCAAAGAACTGAGGCGTTACGCACAAATTCTTTTTGACGAAATGATTTACGGTTAAAAACAACAAAGCTCCGTCATAAAAGGGCGGGGCTTACAAAAATACAAAATTATGGCAACAGAAATGACAGCAACTAAGACACAGCGTGTCTCTATGTATACACAGATGGACGATATTTTTGACGCCATCACATGGGGAAATCTCGCACGCACTTACTTCGACAAGTCGGCATCATGGTTTTACAACAAGATGAAAGGGATTGACGGAAACGGCAAGCCAACGGAGTTTAACATAGAGGAACGTATGCAGCTCAAGGGCGCACTTTGTGATCTCGCTGACCGCATACGCCGGGCTGCCGATACCATAGATATTTAGGCGAGGGATGTAACTGCCCTTTGTTTGACAAAAGTCGCCTGTCGCCTACGGGCGCAATCTTTACCCCGGAACTTCTATGTTTCGGGGCTTTTTAATATTTTTCTGCCGTTTTCTTTGCGCATTACAATTATTCTTTCTATTTTTGCAGATAAGAATAATCAAGTCATCATTGAAGCGCATTTCAGTGGTGATTATCAAAAATATACAGCTGTTCTGGCTCATGCGGATGGGATGCGCCCCGGAAGTATGAGCCATTTTTTTGTAGAATGAGTCTTGAGGTAAGTAATATAAATGAATATGTCCAGACTGTCAGGCAGGATAATAACTACTGGATGGTAAGAACTATGGGAGGCGCATATTATGAAGAGTTCGTTCAGGACAAATTTATAGCCATTGGATATAATGAAATATTGCTGCGCGAAATAAACAGTTTGCGAGGAGACATGAAACATCATGCAAGGCAGTTGAAGGAAACAGTCAAGCATCATTATGTCGACGTTGAACGTCCCGGTTATATAGCTTCTCAATTAGTAAAATTCTGTGAAGAGATAAAGGAGGGGGATATTGTCTTAGTTCCCGGTTCCTATTCTCACGATATAAGTATTTGTGAGGTTACGGGTAATGTATATGAGGAAACGGATGTTAGAGAGAATAACAGAAAGTGTCCGTTCATGAAAAGACTTCCTGTGCGTATATTGAGACAGACAACAAGAACCTTTTTGCCGCCAAAAGCACAGTTGATGTTCAATTCAAGGCATCCTATCTCATGTATAAATGATTATGCTGTATATCTTGACAATACCTGCTTAGATTATTACAACAAGAATGAAGAGACTCATTTGGTCCTCAGAATTGAGACCGAGGACAGTGTTTCTGTAGAGACATTTTATAATATTCAGAGACTCTTCAAGCTCGCAGAGGGTTTCTGCCAAGAGATAGGATTGGAAGGCAATTCCGCAGAGGTCGAGATGAAAGTACAGATGGAGTCTCCGGGATTACTACATTTCATTTCACGAAACAAGAATTATCTGGCTACTATCGGTTTGCTTATAATGCTGATTAATGGTGGTGGCCTTGAGATTAATCATGGAAACTTCCACATGAACCTTAACACCCCGGGACTTGTCCAGTCATGCAGCAACTTTCTCGATAGGCAGGAAGACCGTGCCATGCAAGAGTCTATAAGACATTCTCTCGACAGTCTTAAGATAAAGACTCCCGAGGATTTCCAGAAGGCCATGATAGAAATGGTGAAAGTGCAGAATGAGCGCAGAAACAACTATTAATAAGGGAAATAGTATAAAGGTATCAATGATAAGGCCAATATTATTGCAATGATAACCGTGATTTTTTCTTGATGCGCAGAGATACAGCCATTCCCATTATGCAGTTTTAATATAAATTGCATCACAATCAACGTAACCGTCATTATGACCGTGAACGTTGCGATGAAGGATATTGTATTTCCCAAGAATGCCATAATAGGATTGTTTTCTGCTGCAAATATAGGCAATAAATTGCATAATTACAATTTGGTGATGTTAAATTTCATCTTGCAGTTATTTTTAGCTGGAATTTTTGCATATTAAATATTTTCTTCTTATCTTTGCCCTTGCTAAACGATAGTAGTTGTATCTACTCCGCAGGGCACGGTCAACGCCCCGGCTCTTTCAGGCCGGATTTTTTGTGGGTAAACGTTCGGGCTTCATGCCCTCGGCACGCTTATTATATATAATAATGTATATGACGGCTGCCTCCTCGTGATTTTGCGCTCCTCGGAGTACAGCACTATCGTTTAGCAACGGGGAGAGCAGCCGTCACCCGTATCAAGGCGGCTGCACGCTAAACGATAGTGCAATATGCAACAAACAATTCAAATCAAGCGCAGCAGTGCGCAGGTGGTTCTTTCCAATTTGGAAAGGATTGCAAAGAACTGCAAAGAATGGCTCAATGCCATATCACCATCTTTCTCACTCATCATGGAGGAGAGTGTAACACGTATTCAGGTTTTGCGCTTCTATCTCTTTTTATTATCTTTGTTCGTCGTCATCGGCACGATAGAGACCATGCCGTTCATCACAGCCATAGCTATGGCCTGCGCCGCATACTTCGTTTACCGTATGAGCGTGGCTGATGAGAAAGGAGGCGAGGCATGATTTACACACATGAATATTTTGAGGCAAACAATCTTCCTAAATACCTGAAGGATGTTGCTGCAATATTGAAGAAAGCTGCTGATAGCGTTTTCTATAGCAAGAAAGACATGGAGAGAGTAAAGGATATGGTAGCGAAACAGCTTGAAAAGGACAAGCCTAAAAACAGTATGGTTTATGTCGAACTTTACAAGGATTACAGAAGTCGTAATGGCTGTATATGTGTATATAAACAGCATGACCGCGACAGTAATGCTGTTTTGCGTCTCTCTTGGCAGGAACTGCAATGTGTTCTTGATTACGATAATAATGTAGGTGATTTCTTCGACATTAGTGATGAAGTTGAAAATCTATTCACGAAAGGAGGCAAGGTATGAGACGACCAATAGACCAGGCACTCAACTTCGTCAGTCAGGACACCATCGCAGCTCTCAACGAAATGGTAGGCGACGGATTCATATCCAACTATATCGTAACTCTTGAGAACATCGAGAACCGCATCTTCTCTGATGCCAACGGCACATTCGTCGAAGCCTCCGGAGAGCCATGCCCCGGCACATTCAGTATGCTCCGCACGCTCCGTGCCCTCAAGGACGATTTACGAACACTCAACGCCCTCTGTCCGGAGAGTCAGTCCGAGGTAAACGCAGAGAATTATTAACCTTGAAAATATACGACAATGGCAACAAAGAAAAAAGACAACCAGGAGCAACCCATCACGGATATAAGCATCCACATAGCTGCCCTCCGAGCTACCTACACTCCGGCTTCAGCTCCTGCTGACGCAACCCATTTCTTTTCCACGGCCGAGGTGGTCGACGCCATCAGAGACATAGACCCGTCGGCGAAGGTCTCCGCAGAGCAAGTATTCCATGCCCTCCGCGATGCCGGTTTCAACTTCTGCAACCGTCCCGGCTCACACGGACTCGTCTTCAAGTGGATGTTCCGCGAACGATGACTTTTCTTTTCTACCAAGCTAACGAACCGTTCCAATACGGTGTTTGGCCGGGGACACTTCTTCGTGAGGAGGGGTGTCCCTTACTGAAAAGAATTACAGGCAATAACTTGCTTTATTCATCTATATATGTTAAATTTGCATTGAAAATACTACGACTATGATAATTGTTTTAGGAATTCTATATTGCGTTTTTCTCATCATCCTTTCACGTACTATGGCGCGTGAGCAGGGATGGTTCGGATATTTCTTCTACATCATGTTCGGACTCTTCGCACCCCTCATCGGACCGCTCATCTGGGCTACGTTCTGGGCTCCGCTCGATAAGGAGGTTGCAGTCCGTCTCACCATCCTTGAACACGTTCTGTTTGCACTCTTCCTTTTAATATTATTTTTGGTTTTAGTATAATCAATAAAATATCAGAACAATGGCACTTCTTTATGCGGTTTTTATCCTGTTTACAGTCTTACCCATGCCGTTCATCACGCATGGACAGTCATGGTCTGTGAAGCTTTTCTATATCGCTCTGTGCGGTTTGCTCACTCCTTTTATAGGCATTCCGCTGTTCATACATCTCTTTAAGTAGGACACTCGTTGTCCTTTCTCATCTGGCTGTCTGTTACTATATTTGCGCTATAAATAGCAAGTATGGTAACAGACAGTCTCATTAGAAAGAAGTTCGTTCATGATGCCCTTCAGAAAGGCATCATGAAAATTTATGCCACTCAGGAGTCGGTGGTGCGCAGCAACTACCAGTTGCGCTCCGGTAGACTTAGGGCATCATTATCAAAGCATTCTTTTGACAGTCAGATAACCGGCGACTCACAGACAATCTTTGTCCGCATCCTTCCTTACCTTCGTTTTCTCGATATGGCCTATCGTCAGCGCAATGACCGTATAGCCAAGTTCAAGCGACGAAACCTTGCTCTTTATAACCGTGTTGTCTGGGGAGTTCTCTACCATGAGACATTCCCACAGCTCCGCTATGGCTTTACCGACGAGGTGCGCAAAGCCATACGCACTCAGTTAGAGAATTCATTAAATCCGTAACCACCATGGCAAATAAGCATCTTTCAGAAGACGAAATCCAATACACCGTCGATGTCAAGACAGCAAAGGCACAGCAGGAAATCCACAAACTTGAGACCCAGTCGGCAGCTCTCCGTAATGAGAACAAGCAGCGTCTTCAGCAAATGATAAAACTTGAGGCATCGGGCAAAAAGGAGACCGAGCAGTACAAAAAACTTGCTGCTACTTATAAGGATACAGGAAAGAAAATACGTTATTTGACCGATCGTATTCAGGAACAAACCCGTAAATTGGATACCAACGCCATGACGATGTCCCAGCTCAGAAAACAATCAAAATCATTGCAGAAAGAGCTGGATAATGTGTCAAAGACACTTAATCCCAAGCAGTATGACGCACTTGAGAGCCGTCTGCAGTCTGTCAATGCTCGTATGGCTGAACTTAAACAGAATGCCAAAGGCTTCAAGGAACTATTGGCTTCTGATGAATATAATAACTTCTTCTTGGGGCAGATTGCAGTAAAGGGCATAGACATGGCTATTGGCTGGGTAAAGTCTTTGACAGGTACTTTGTCCGAGGCTGTTACTGAGAGTATTGATTTGGCTGAGTCTGCTGATGGTATTTCTCACGCTTTTGAAAAGATTGGTACGCAGGACTATCTTGAGAAACTCCGGCAAGCGACAAAGGGAACAGTCAATGATGTGGAGCTGATGAAGGCAGCGGTCAAAGCGCGAGACTTCAATATACCTCTCGAAGACCTCGGCAAATACCTCTCTTTTGCGCAGCTCAAGGCACAGCAGACAGGACAGTCTCTCGATTATATGGTAGACTCCATCGTTACAGGTCTCGGTCGCCAGTCACCGCAGATTCTTGACAATCTCGGTCTCTCGGCAACAGAAATACGCGATAAGACCAAAGAGACTGGTAGTTTCATGAAAGCCGTGGCCTCCATAGTTGAAAAGAATCTTGCAGCAGCCGGAGAGACATATATCTCGGCAGCCGATCGTGCTGCACAGCGCACTGTAGAGCTGGAGAATGCTCAGTTAGCATTGGGCAAATCTTTATTGCCTTTGAAAGAAGAATTTACCGATGTCTATGGACAAATCCAACTCGGAGCTATAAAAGCCATCAAATATATGGTAGACCACAGGGATATTATCCTTGTACTAATCAAAGTTGTAGGTTTGCTGACTACTACCTATCTTGCGTATGTGGCAGGGCAGAAACTGGCATATCTGTGGGGACTCCGTGAGGTGGCTGTGAAGAAGCTCAAGGCCGCGGCTATAGCGGTGGAAAATACACTTCTTGAACTATCTGCTCTTCGTCATGCCGTTCTCAACAAGACCATGAAAACTTCAGTTGCATTGCAGAAGGCATTTAATGTGGTTCTGAAACTTTCTCCGTGGGGATTGGTTCTGGGTGGAATAACTCTTGTAGTTGGTGCGATGCTTATGTTCAACAGACGTACTGATGCTGCAACCGTCGCACAGAAGAAACTCAAGTCTATAAAAGAAGAGGCAACACGCAAGGCAGAGGAGGAACGTATAAAGATAGAGATGCTTACTCGTCGCATACACGATAATTCTCTTTCTCTTGATGAGCGTCGAAGTGCCATTTCCGCATTACAGAAGATAGTTCCGGATTATACTGCGAAATTATCAAATGAAGGTAAAGTCTATGACGAGAATACAGAAGCTCTCACGCGATACCTTAATAAGCTAAAAGAAAAAGCATTGCTTGAGGGCGCACAGGAAGCGATAAAGGATTTGGGCCGGAAAAAAGCTGATTTGTTGGTTACAAAGCGTCAGCAACAACAACAACTCGATGACCTCAAAAAAGAACAGAGACAATATATAAAACAAAACGCTGGCCGCATACAGACTTCCGGTGGAGCCGTAGCTTCGGGAGCTGTAAATGCGACAATGGGGTATTCTGCTAATGTCTCATCTCTCTCAAAGGAGCTGCAAAAAACAGCGGATAAAATTAAAGAGATAGATACTACCCTTACAGCCATAGATAAAGAGTTTGGAAAACAGTTGTTTGACTCGGAAACAGGAGGCAATGGCGGAGGTGGAGGTAGCGATAAAAAGAAAAAAACGAAATCTGTCAAGTCTCAGTCAGCCCCTGATGACATCGCTATTAAGAAATTTTCTGCCGACCGTCAGGCTGATATCGACGCTGCAAAGGCTGCATATCAGGAGGACTTGAACAATCTCAATATGTCTCTTGCACAGAAAAAAATCTCGCAGGAGCAATACAATGTCTATGTCTCTGCGCTCAACACTCAGAACGCCACCAACCTTCTCGCTATCGAGCAGAGTTATCAGGATCAGTCGCAACAGATTGCGATCAAGGATGCTGATAAAAAGAAAAAGCTGCAGGAAGATCAGAACAAGCGAGTCGAGGATGCGAAGCAGAAACTCGTCGACACTCAGATAGAGGCGGAGAAGAACTATCAGTCTGTCATGGAGCAGCTCGTCAATGAGGGAAAAACCGCTCAGACTCTCACTCTTGAGCAGGAGCGTGATGCAAAGCTCGCCGTCCTCGATGGTTACTACAAGGCTGCTAAGCTCCTTGCAGAGCAGAGCGGAGAGGATATCACCAATGTGGAGACTGCCTATCAGACGGCACGGCAGAACATTCTCAATGACTATGCTGATAAAGAACTTAAACGAATCAAGGAGCTGGAGGCACAGAAGGCACAGGTTCGGCAGGAATATGGTCTCGACACTTTCGAAGACCAGTATGCTGCACAGGCTACCAAGCGCAAGGCTGACTATGACAAAGGTCTCATCGACAAGCAACAGTACGACCAGGCTATGGCAAACCTCGACCAAGAGGCAGAGGCGCATAAACTACAAATACGTCAGCAATACGGTCTCGCCTCTCAGCAGGAGCTCTACAATGCGGAGATGGAGCAGCTCAAGCAGCACCTTCAGAATAAGGAAATCTCTGAGGAAGAATATGAGGAAGCGGTCAAGAATCTGAAAATCTCCAAGATGAAGGAGGCTTTCGACTATTATTCAAACCTTTCTTCAGGAGCGGTTCAGGCCTTGCAGCAGGCAGAGGAGGCGAATGTTGATGCCAAGTATGATGCCGAGATAGAGGCAGCCAGAAATGCAGGCAAGGACACATCAGAGCTTGAGAAAAAGAAAGCGAATGAGAAACTGAAGATTCAGAAGAAGTATGCCGATGTCAACTTTGCTATCAAGGCTTCACAGATTATTGCGGATACGTCAGTATCTATCATGAAGGCTTATTCCGACCTCGGTCCCATAGCCGGTTCTGTTGCTGCTGCCCTCATGGGTGTTACCGGAGTGGCACAGCTTGCTGCTGCAAATGCGGAACGGCAGCGTGTCAAGAAAATGTCGCTTAATGGTGCCGGTTCATCAGCTTCTTCTGGGGCGCGTGTCGCCACCGGTCTTGAGTCCGGAGGTAGTATAGATATTCAGCGTGAACAAGACGGAAAGCTCTTCCATGCTATCAACGACCCGAATAAACGGGGGTATGTCGATAGGCCTACGGTCATCGTCGGGGAGGGAGGCTACGGACACAGCCGGGAGTGGGTAGCAAGCAACGCCGCGGTCGAGAATCCGACAGTAGCACCTATTATCGACATCATCGACCGTGCGCAGCGTGCCGGAACTATCCGGACTCTCGATATGGGCAAGTTCCTCATCCAACAGGCACAGGGACGCGCATCTGGTGGAACTGTAACACCGACCGTAAGTGATGTTCGCTCTGTGGCTCGCGATTCGTACAAGGACACGCTTATCGAACGGCTCACCAATGTTCTCGACCGTCTTGCCGATGATGGCATACCTGCCTCCGTTGCCATCGATGATATTGAACGAAAACAGCAATTGCGCGACAGATCGCGAAAGTTCGGAAGCAAATAATCTTACTTTTTAGATACAAAAT